TAATAAAAGCCTCCCGAAATAGATTTTATATAATTCTATTATAACAGTTAATTAAGAAGGAGTCAAAACATTTGTTTGCTGTTCGCTGTATTAGTTTTACTTTGATTTTAATATTGAAAGATGAGATTAAACAGAAGTTTAAGTGAATAATAAATATATAAAAATAACGTCCGATAATATATATTATGTAAAATCCACTCCTGAATGAAGCATAACATAATTTTACAAATTTGTCAAATTACCAATCAAATTGGGATGAATTACTACCGTATTTATCAGCAATTTCACCAACTTTAGCACCTACCTGATTCCAACCTGAATCATAAGAACCATAATCTCCACCAAGTAACCGATTAAAGTAATCAAAGCCTTTCCTACCTGAGTCACCAAAGACAGAGCCAACAACATCACGCACAACACGCCCAGTAGTTCCAATATTTTCCACAATATCGTTATCAAGTTTGTATTTACGTTTCTGTTCATCATACATAGCACCCGCCGAATAAGATTGAGCAGCAGCAGCCTTATTTGCCGCAATAGTACTATCCATTACCTCCTGCTCCTTAGAACTATTCGCCGCCTTATTCTTAAAATCCTGCACAATCCAAGGCATTGCCTGTTTTAATTGCTCAATCTCCTGCTCATATTTTTCGGTTTGTTCATCAGCAAGAAAAGCACCTGCATACTTGTAATGAGTATCAGCTTCGATATTTTTATTTTGATATTCTCTCTGTTTAATAAGACTTTTTATCGACTTTTCAGCTTGAACCTTATCAACAGCACTTGAAACACCTTCGCCAAGACCTGATAAAGGGTTTTGCATTGCAATAGAAGTAGGAGAACCAGTACCACCACTGGAATTTAACGCCATAATGCGATTAAAACCTGCTTTTTGCCAATCCTGGGTTTCCCACTGATGACGATGTTGCAATACTTCTCTTTGAAAGTCACGGTCAGCAATAGCCAAAGCGGCATTTGCATTATTTGCCATACCTTGACCAAAAGCATTAAGAACGCCACCTGCAATAGCACCTGCGGCTGAACCGAACAAACTCATATAATCACATCCTTGTAAGACCAGGCGTACCGTATACAGGCATAGGACGAGCGCACTTGAAATCTACATAAATATCAAGAAGTAAAGACGGCTCCTGACTTTCCTGTACAGCAATTACACGGTCAAGAGGCGGAGCTTCTTCAATAAAATCAGAATTTAAAACCGGCAAAGTTTCAAAATCCTGCGCTAAATGCCAATTATCAAGAGATTGCCAAGTATCAACACCTTTCACTTTCGAACGCATCTTGCCAGTAATAAGGGACGGAGCATAACGGCACTCTGCATAACGCTCCTGATAACCCCAAATTTGGTCATCGACAACGCCTTCACCGTCTGTTACACCGCTACCTTGAGCAAAAATTTCTTTATTTAAAATTCCCTGCTCTCCAAGATGAGCAAACTGCGGCCAATAAAATTCCTCACGGGTTTTATAGCTCCACTCTCTCCAAAGTCCACGCTGATAAGTCAAATCAGAACGGAAATTTACAAGCGCAATAATTATGCAATGTTCTGTAGCAGAATATGTGAAACCGTGACGGGTATCAGCAACAACACCATAAGCGGCTAAATTACCTTGTGGAGTACCTCCGCTTTGTGTTGCGGAAGTCTGCTGTACAGGATTAATATTAATACGGCTTGTACCACTTCCAAGAAATTCAGGACGCTGAAGACGAGCGTCTGGACTTACAACACCAAACATAGAACGAACAATTTCAGTATACCGAGAACCACCTATAGCAAGACGCTCAAGGAACTGTTGCATAGCAAAAGCTTGACGAAGGCTATTAATTGTAATAGCCGTAGCAGAAGTTAAATCAGCCGTAACACCTGTTATCCCATTTAAAGGTAAAGAAGAAACTTGTGAAGCATTATCTTTAATAGTACCATTAAATCTCCAAGATTTTAAACCACTTGAAGCATAAAGAACTCCGGAAGGTATTGAACCTGAATCAGAATCACCAGAATAACCAGAACCCTTGTAAAGATTTCCCAAAGAAATAGTAGCACCTGAACCAACATTTAAATCTCCGGAAACACCCAATGGTAATTCTACACCTGCACCTTTTTGAGGCCAAGGCAGAGCACTTGTAAAATAATCATGACGCTTACCACGTTTCAAAATCGAATAAGTAACACCTTCATCATCAGTATCACCTACAGAAACTGGAACTTCATCCTGCAAATATTCTGCACGGAACCAATCGTTCCAAATAAGGTTATAAGCACGCAAAGGTAAAACACTGTGAGCAAGATTCGGAACTTCAATAGGAATACCGAAATAATCCTGAATAGATTCAACAGCATAGCCATTAGAACCACTGTTCGCTTGCGGCACTAAATAATCAGAACTTTCTTTAGGGTCAGAAGGGCCACTCTGTTCTCCCATAAAATTCTCAAAATGCTCCCATACAAGACGAAATGGAACAGCAAAATAAAAAGTATCAAGATACAAGTTATCCATAAAAGGAACCTGTGGCGTGGCAAGCCTACCGAATAAACTTGTAGTTACATTGAAAGTATCGCCTGGGTACATAATAGACCAAGCGAACGGATAAAGACCACCACTTTTAATCGCTGTTTTAACGGAAAAAGAACGATTAAAAAAAGAACGAGGAATTTTAACCTCTGGAACAATACTAAATTGATGTATCATTTTAGAACGCATATAATAACTCCTTTCAGCGCATCGCGCTCACCGCCTTTTTAAGGCGGTGTCACTCCGCATATAATAGAACAAGTAGCATAAAATGCGGAGCGACAAACAACACAGTTAGTTTTTGTCGCCCTTTTCGGGTGACGAGAGGTTATCTTTCAAAGTTTGGTTAATTTCCTTCAAAGTAACAGGCTTTTCAACATCAACCATAAGACCAAGCTTTTTGGCTTCATCAATATTATCCTTATTACCAAGAAATTCAAGAAGGTTACGGGGATTATAACCGAAACGCTCACGTATTTCTACTGGTAAGGCTTCAAACTGTTCACGGGCACGAGCAATATAATTCATAGCAGAAACAAAATCTGTTTCCGAAAAATCTCCGAAATGCGGTTGATTACGAGGAACAGAAAGCCTTTCAGGGTAATATGTACCAAAACGAACATAATTCCTATAAAGTACATTAATATCCGTATCACCAACAAGGCGTGGATCAACAATAGTTAACGATTCCTTTTTCGAACTATAACGACAAGGACGAACAGAAGCAACACCAAAACCAGTTATTTTCATAATCTCCATCCACCTCTCATAGGTTTAGCTTGGAGATTAAGACTATTAGTGCGCATACCAGTAGCAGTAAAAAGCTTTTTACTACCTTTTTTAGTAAGTTTTTTTCTTTTAGCCATAATAACACCAACCTTTCAGCCAAAAAAATCCGTGAAAGAACCTAAAACGGAACCGCAAAAAGCAGCTAATGCCTGAAAAAAGGCAGTCCACCATTTATTCATTTAGAAACCCTCCTTTCCTTCGTTTCCCTCCCCCATATCCTTTACATGTTCTTTAGTAAAATCAGGGAGGGAAACAATTTCTACACTATTCTGTACCAATTCAGGAACAGCAAAACCAACAACTTCACCAGTAGAATTATCAAATTCACCTAAACAATATAAAGCGAAATCAGAAGGAAACTTCGCAAGCATAGTACCACGATTAAGAGCGGCACTGTTAAAAGAACGTTGTGCAGACTCTTTTGTCTGCGATGTAAACAAATCAACATACATTTTTGAAACCTTGTCATAAACAGAGAATAAATACAACTTCATAAAAACCAACTCCTTAAAAATAATATAATATATTGCGTGCTGGGTACCGACCACGAGCGAAAATCTAACTTTCCAGTACCCAGCGCGCGAAGTCGCAAAATTCATCGGAAACACTGTTTCCAATGAATATTTGTCGACTTACAAACAAAGGACAAGTAGGAAGCAGTACAAAAAATTTATTGCTACCAAGAGAAACAACGCGGCAGGAAGAAGAAACATCCGCAATATTAAATAACAAACCAATAAGTTTATAAAGAAGAGCACAACCGCAATCAGCAAAGCAGACACATTTCTCACCTTCTTCAGTACATAGGAGATAAACTCCACTGCCAGTTCTCCGAATAAAAAGATTGTTCTTCATCAGAAATGCCGTCTTCATATTTTCTTCGACCTCTATTCATAAAATAAGTTTTTACATTCTCTATATAAATACGCTCTTGAGTAGACAATTCATCACGTTTACCTGCATAAATAGCACCAAGACGCATATATTTAATTTTAGCAGTAAAATAAATACGGGTAGAAAATTCTTTAATCCAATTCCAAAATTGGCGAGGAATAGAACAAATAACAGCTTTACCACTTTTCATAATTTGTAATTTTAAATTACCAAAAATCTGTTTATAGTTCTTCAAAAAGAAACCATAGCCAATACCACGACGTCGACTCAT